ATGGCAAAAGTATTTATTGGAATCGGACACGGCGGAACGGATTCCGGAGCCGTGAAGTACATTACAGAAAAGGAGTACACTCTCAAGACAGGAAAAGCTGTTGCGGAGTATCTTGAGGAGTACGGCATTGATTATAAGATGAGCCGAACTGCTGATATCGATACCGATATGGACAGCAAGGTTAAAATGTGCAACGACTACAATCCTGACCTTGTGATTGACGTTCATTACAACGCAGGCGGTGGTACAGGCTTTGAGGTGTACAGAAGTGTTGTGGGTGGCACTTCAAAGATACTTGCCGAAAATATTAATGCAGAGGTTAAAAAGATTTTCTCAAGCCGTGGAGTTAAGACAAAACTTCTTGATAACGGCAGAGATTACTTCGCTATCATCAGAGAAACGGACGCACCTTCTGTACTTCTTGAGGGTGGCTTTGTTGACACAAAGTCTGATGCGGATTTTGTAAAAGTCAACTACAAAAAGCTTGCAAAAGCGTATGCGGACGGAATTGCAAAAACTCTGGGAGTAAGCAAGCCGAAAACTTTACCAACACTTGACAAGAGCGGTTACAAGTACGGTGATAACACAATTGGTTCTTACGCATTGAAAATCCTGCTCCTGCTTGCCAAAAACAAAGGGTTACAGCCGTATGGACTAAGTGAAAACAATTATTACTTCGGTGACGGTACCAAAAATGCCGTAAATCACCTGCTTAAAAAGTGGGGATATCAGCAGAATGGTATTGCAGGCAAGAACTTTGAAAAGAGACTTTATGAGGAAATTAAGAAGGTGGGATAGTAATGAACACAGAAATTATTGTTGCTCTGATTGCATTTGTGGGTACACTTGTAGGTTCTCTTGGCGGTATCGTTGTGTCGGCAAGGCTTACCAATTACCGCCTTGCACAGCTTGAACAAAAGGTTGATAAACATAACCACTTTGCTGAACGTATTCCGGTACTGGAAGAACAAATTAAAGTCGCTAACCACAGAATTGACGACCTTGAAAAGAATACATAAAATTACGGCTGGACCTAAATCAGGGTTCAGCCGTTTCTTGTTTTATGTCGAATTTGTATGTGCATATATCAGATGTTGTCGAAATTAATCTTGGGGTAGGGAAGTTTGTGTCGGATTTTGAAAAAAAGTATTACATCAAATTATTGACTTTACATTGTGACTATGTTATAATTAACAAAAATATAAAGGTAGCATATAGGTAACAATATGCTTGCTAAATAACGCAAATGTGTGTATTCTTTAAAAATAGTGTTGCTGTTGAAGAAGCTATGAATGCTTAATTTATTGCAGTAATATTTATAATAATAAACGCACCATTTTTATAATGGTGCGTTGTTATTTACAGAGGTGAAAAACATGCAGGAAAAATTAAGCAAAATAACTTCGATAATAAATGTGATATCTTTTTTGACAATGATTTTTTTGGGGATAGAACTTTTCAGAACTATAAATGAACCACAGGGAGAAATAAAACATCTTGATTATAAAAATGCATTGGTTTTACATATAGATGTTGATAAGTGGTATTATGATAAGCAAATTATTATGGAAGATAAGAAAAGCATTGATGAGCTATTGAGTTACATTAATTCACTGGAACTTGTGGAAGTCCCGAAAAATTATGAGGGAAGAAGCGGACATAGTTATCGGTTATGGCTTCCGTATCATGACGTGACAATAACAGGAGAATATATAACCGTACATAAAAGCTCTGATGATGATAAGGTTTTTGAAGAATATTATATTAAAAACTCAGGATATAATTTTGTAACGGGAAGCAGTAAAGTTTCAATGTTTATTGATAGTGTTATTAAGTAACTGTTACTGATGATTGAATATAAACAAAAAGAGTGATGTAATAATTGTATACTACATCACTTCTCTTTCCCTTGCTGTTTCGGCAGCAGGGGATTTTTTTATGCAAGTAATTGTTCGATATTAATTTCAAGCTTTATTTCGTTTTTCTGATAGATGCCCACAGGAATATTCTGGTCAAAATTATATATTTTAATGTTATTATTCTCTTTAAAATAATACACAACAACTCTTTTGCTTTCCGGATCAACAATCCAGTATTCACGAACACCATACTTCTGATAGAGTTCTAATTTTCTTACAAAATCGTCTGAACGGTTTGAAGAAACAATTTCAATAATAAAATCAGGAGCACCGTTATATTTTTGTTCATCCCATTTATCATTGTCACATGTTATAAATACATCAGGTATTACTACTATATCATCATCTAGCTTTACATCTGTTGGTGCAGAATAAACCTCACATTTACCATTTTGAGCTGATATATATTGATCTATAGTTGCTGATATTTTCATTGCGATTCTTTGATGTAATCGGCTTGGTGATGCCTGTGAAACTATTTCACCATTGTAAAGCTCATACATTTTATCATCATCTTCGGGTATCAAAGCGAAAAATTCTTCCGCTGTGTATTTTCCGTCTTTTGGAAATGGCATAGCTATTCCTCCTTTTCACTTTCTGAACAAATCAGTGTGTGAGCCTGTTCTTGTAAGGTACAGAATAAGTTCATTGTTATTGATTTCGTATATCAAAAGCCAGTCAGGTTGAATGTGACATTCACGACAGCCTTTGAAATTCCCAGATAATTCGTGGTCTTTGTTCTTTTCCGGAAGTGGAATCGCATTTGCAAGATTGTTGATAACTTCTGTAAGAAGACTTAAATCCTTATGTTGCTTTTCCATTTTCTTTAAGTCCTTCTTAAACTGGGAAGTCGGCTTGATTATATATTTCATTTCAGTAAATCCCTCATCATATCTTCGGCATTGTCGTATGATTTGTAATTATCGGGATTTTTTTTCATATCCTCAACTTCTGCCATAGCCTGTAAGGTTTCTTCGTTCGGCTCTTTGTAATTGCCGAACAGCATTAAAAACGCTTTTAACTGTTCTTCGGTCATAGCGTCAATTACATTATATGCCATTTCTCTTGTACTCATAGCTATTCCTCCTTTGGGTGGGGTTATTTTAATGTGTATTATCAAACATTCGGCTATAAAAAAATTAACAAGTTTTATTATGTTATTTTGTGAACATTTTCAAATATAATTTCTCCTTTACAAATCACTCATAAAGTAAACAGCCTTACCTAAAATTCTGATTTGATTAAGTTCTTCGTTTGTATAAATAAACGGTTCGTATTTAGGATTTTCAGCCTGAAGAACAAGCTTGTTTTTTTCGGGATAATAGTAAACACGTTTTAAAGTAGCCTCATCATCAATGATAACAGCGGCAATTTCGCCGTTATCAACCATAGGCATTTCTTTTATAAAAACAATATCACCGTCCTGAATACGGGCATTTATCATACTGTCGCCTTTTGCCGCAAGACAGAAATCAGCATTTATATCCATATCAGCCATTATAAAGCTTTCTTTATTCTCATCGGCAAAGATAGGCTCTCCACAGGCTATTTCACCGAGCAGAGGGAATTTTTTCAGCTTAATAGGCTTTATGTTGTCATATTTTGCCATAAGGGCATCAAGATTATTTTCGTCAACATTGCGGATAGTGCGTTCATCTGATTTATCCGAAAGCCAGTCGGGATTTACTTTTAAAATACGAGCCATAGAATCTATTATAGGTAGTTTGATTTTCTGTACTTTTCCTGTTTCGTATCTTTGGATTGTAGATTTATTTAAGCCCAGTTTCCCGGCTAATTCTTCTTGTGTAAGATGCATCTCAGTTCGGGCAGATTCGATTCGTTTTCCTATTTTAATAATATCAGCCATAACAACCTCCATTACTATTATTTCTAATTTAATTATATCATACAAAATTGCATAATGCAATAGTATTTCAGAAAATATTCAAAAAAAGTTGCAAAATGCTATTGACAATTGCAAAATGCTGTGTTATTATATAAATACAATAAGTTGCAATACGCAACGGGCAAAAAGCTTGATAATTTTAAAATTACAAATAAAATCAAAGGTTATATAAAAGGAAATTACACAAGCAGAAGATGCTAAATTTCTTAATATTGCACAGCCAACCTTTAATCAAAAGGTTAATAATTTAAGACCTATGGATATTGAAGAAGCAGAAAAGACTTGTATTCTGCCCGAAATTGAATATAAGTGAATTCGGCAGTTTTTTTACCTGCAAAGTTGCAAAACGCAACGATTGAATGAAAAAATTACAGAAAGGAGCAGTTTATGGTAATCGTAGGATTAAAAAAATCCGCCCCGACATTGCAGTGTCATGGGACGGAAACATAATAAAATTTAACACATTTATTGTAACAGAAAAAGGCTAGTTTGTCAAGCCTTTGAAGTTTGGAGAGGAGTAAAAAATGTACATACCCGATAATTACGATGCTTATGACGCATATGAGCGTGAACGTGAACGCAGGGCGGATGAAATTCTTGAGGACCTTCCAAAGTGCGATTGGTGCGGAGAACCTATCGAAGAAGATTTTTACTATGATATCGGTGAAAAAGTCTGCGAACAATGTATGGACGATTGCAGGAAGTCTGTGGGGTGAGGAATATGGCTGATTTTTCAAGTGGGGTATCAGGATATGTGGTAGGAGAAATGCATATTAAGGTATTTTTCCCGATAGACCTTAAGGGTAGAAAAGACGTGTGTTGCTGTCAATGTGACTATTACGGCAGGAAAAGCAAGATATGTCTGCTTAATAAAAAAATTGTAGCATATCCCGAACATTACATAGGACAAGATTGTCCGCTAAAATTTAATGATGACCAGACTATGGAAAACAACAGTTTTGAATCTGATGAATCAGCAGAAAATAATAACAAAACATGGAAAGCAGGTGTATTTTAATGTACGAAGTAACATCAGGAATAATCAATTCGGCACAGAAGGTTGTAATATACGGCCCGGAAGGTATTGGTAAATCAACAATGGCGGCTCAATTCCCGAATCCTGTCTTTATTGATACCGAAGGAAGCACGAAGCGTATGAACGTTAAAAGATTTCCAAAGCCGACAAGTTGGGAAATGCTTCAGAATGAAATCAGAGAGGTAATGAACAGGCAGGAATACAAAACCCTTGTAATTGATACAATCGACTGGGCAGAACAGCTTTGTATAAAATCAGTTTGTGACCGTCATCAAAAGAATGGTATTGAGGATTTTGGCTATGGCAAGGGGTATGTTTACGAAACCTTTACAAAGCGTGATAATGCAAGCGGTGAACTGCTTGAATTCCAAGGGGTTGAGGACTATGAGGATTTTAAGAAGAGGTACTGGAAATCTGTTGACAAATCGCAGAAAAGTGGTATAATGAGAGTAGGGAAAGTGAAGAATATGAGTATTAATGCGATTGAATTACCAATTGAACAGCAACATACAGGAAAAGGAAATCCTAATGCTATCCTTATGTTTGGTGTTGATTTGAATAATCGTCAGAAAAAACTTCTTGATATGCTTCCAGAATTTGACAGCCGTACTATTGTACCTAAGAAGTCAGTAAATATGGCTGATTTGTCAGCATTGACAGCACAGACAGGACACGAATTTGCAATGTTCACAAAAGGTAATGAACGATTGATTATTCGTGGGAATATTTATAGTGTTAATATTACTGTTGAAGATGCAAAAGAATTAGCTGAAAACGGCTATAAATGGAGTGGACATACTCATCCAGGAGCAGATTTTAATTGTTTGATTGCTTCATCGGGTGATAAGGCAGTTTTACAGTGTTTTAAACATAAAACAAGTGTAATTTATAATTCCAAAGGTAATTATGCGACATTTGAAAAGGAGGAATGACAATGTGTAAATTATTTGATGAATGGAGCAATGAAATTAAATCTTTTTGTGCGAATAATTCATTGGATTTTGATAAAGCAAAATCAATGTCACAAAGCTGGGGTAAGGATTTTGTAGCACTTGCTTATTACGATAAAAGCAAAGGTACAAATGGTTTGTTAGATGATAAGCCTATGCCTTTGGTACTTTTAATAAAGAAAACATCAGACGGATTGTCATTTGAACAAACAGAGAATACAAAAAAGTATATCGGAAAAACAGCATAACATTAAACCGCCCACAGTGGCGGTTTTCTTATGCTCAAATTTAAGAAAGAAGGGTATATAAAAAGTGTATTTTATATTAAATAATATATAGACATTTTCATTGACAATTTTGGTAAAATAGGATATAATATAATGTGAGTATGCAAATTGACATTAAATAAATAATTTAAAATAAAATTTTGGTGGTGTAACAAATGGGATTTGAAGAAATTAAAAATGTAACGATGATACTGCTTGAGTATCTGCCTAATACGATCAGTCTGTTTTTGTGGACGCTTGCACTTTCGATACCGGTGGGAATGTTTGTGACATGGCTGAAGAAATGCAGATTCAAGCCTGTAGTCTGGCTTACAAATCTGTACATACTGATTATGAGAGGAACGCCGCTTATGCTTCAGATTATTGCAATATACTACGCATTGCCGATGTTCCTTGCGTCAGTACCCGATGAAAGCAAGACAGACGGATTGTACAGTGTTCTGCAGTCGGTAATGGATAACGAGCACTATATGTTTATTGCTCTTGTTACAGCATTTGTGTTAAACTATGCGGCATACTTTGCAGAGATATTCCGTGGTGGCATAGAGGCAATACCAAAGGGACAGTACGAAGCGTCATCAATGCTTGGGATGACAAAAATGCAGACATTTTTCAGAATTATTCTCCCGCAGGTAACAAAGCGAGTAATTCCGGCAACATCCAATGAAGTAATAGTACTTGTAAAGGATACATCACTTGCAAACGTTATTGCATTTACAGAAATAACAATGAAGGCAAAACAGCAGATGAATTTTTATTCCTCAATAATGCCGCTTTTTGTTGCAGGGGTATTTTACTTTGTTATGAACGCAATTGTAACAGTTATATTTTCAATGATAGAAAAGAAATTCAATTATTATAAGTAA